AGTTCGCAAAGGCCAACTCATGGGTGGTGAGTGTGCCACTTTGATCCAGTGTCCTAAGCAGCAGGGCGTCTTCACTGACTGCGACGCTGGCACGAAGATCACTGCCGCTGTATTGGATGGTCATGGCAGCGATATTGCCTGTTGAGACACGCAGGACTGAACGAACTGGAAAATGCTTGAGGATGATCTGACTGGAAGAAGCATGCGTGAAGCGTTGTTGATGAAGCTGGCGTCTGAATGTTCGATCACAGATTAATTGAATCCGATTGCTGACATGATTGATCAATTCTGCCAGTAAGGTGTCGCTATCACTGTCGGTGATACGTAAATGCCGCTTGACTGATTCGATACTGGTCAGTGCATCATCATTGAGTTCAATATTGCTGACAGTTGTTGCAGTACTGCCGTTCCAGTCAAGGTCTTCGGTGCCCAATAGCAGGTCATCGGTCGCTGGGATACTGTCTGCCATGCGATAGAACAGGACGCGATAACGCCCACTTGCCATGCCCGTTGGCCATGCGGTTTGATAGAGATCACCACCGCTGTCAGAAAGAGGCAAGTCGTAGTCGTTGATATTCTCTGAGTTCCAGGATTCAAATGATAATAGTGTTTGATTCCAGACCCATGCGTCGCTGTGCCGACGAATGATTGCGTAGAGATTGGCTGTGCCTTGGAAGCTGAGTTGCAGTTGGTTGCTCATGTCGATTGACCTTTGTTTTACAGGTTTTTTTCACGGACTGTGCAATGGCTTTGCCTGCCGTTAAGCAAGCAAAGCACTCAAAGAAAAAGAGAGGATCAGATGGTCACGCGATCTTCCAACACGACGAACGGTGAAAGTGCTTCGGCCGAGTTGTCCGGTGTGATCGGAGCATCCAGCCAAGGCTTACCTGCCACGCGGAAGGTAAAGCGGAACGCAGTGATGTCGTAATCAAACCACAGGTGAATGCTGGAGTTGGTCTGAACACCACCGGCTTTGGTGAGTGTCAGATACTGACTGAGATCCGCAAACATGATGTCCCCCTTGGTGCCCAGTGTTTGAGCATGTTGGGAGAGAATCACAGGCCGACCAAAGAGCATGCCAAACGGCGCATCGCTGACACCATTGGGCGGCATGTAAATGGGTTGATTGCCCAGCGTCATGGTCAGCAGTTGGGGCAGTACATCCTGATTCATCAGCCACACGGCATGACTCACACTGCTGGCAGGCATCCGTGAATACATCTTGGCGATGTTGGCTGCAACAAGTGAACTGTCGGCCTGGCCGGACTCCTTGGCAATTTCCACAGTCGCACTGGAAGTCAGAATGCCCGTGGGCTTGGAACTGCCATCACCATTGATGATCGCATCATCAACTTTGTAACGGATAGCGCGAGCGGCTTCAGGGCCGATGAATGCTGACAACGCAGTTACGTCTTCGAGGAGTTCATCACTAGCTGGAACCAATGCCGCAAGTTTGTTTAACCGCAGGTTGCGATAATCAAACGTTGGCCGAGACTGCGTGATGGCTGAACCCTCGTCGGTCCAGTAGGCCTGCACGCCGGTGTTGCCCCATGCCGTGGCACTACTCACAGGCAGGTTCAGTGAATTACGCGAAGTCGGAATCTGATTGGTGCGAGAGAGCAGTGACTCTTCACCGAGGACCACCTGCCAGATTTGATTGGACCACTCTTGGGGCACAAGGTATCCGCCAGCGGCATCGGTGGTTTCATTGGCAAAGGTGCTCGGCGCTTTGGTGATCAAACGTGGATCACTTGGCCGGCCTGGAGCGCTGGACTTTTGAACAGCCAATGCGAACTCGCCAAAGTTGCCAAACCCGCTAACCGTTTTGCGAGATGCAGTGATGCTGGGCAAGGCTTTGTTTACATGATTGTCACTGCCGAGAGTGGCCTTGACGGTCTTCTCGACAATGCGCTGAATCTGATCATCACTCACCGCGTCGGACTCATCGCCGATGACCATAGCATCAATGCCGATGGGTTGGTTGTCATCATCAACAATGGTGTTGTCCTGGGCATAGGACTTGATGGCTTTGGTGAGTTGATTGCCCGTGCCATAACGTGAAATCATCTGTGGCAGGACGTCGGATTTGAATTGGTCAATAGTCATGGTTTGTTGATCGTTCATGCTTGAACTCCTCGTTGAAAGTGAATGGGGTGAAGACTTCGTTGACGGCCTTGTCTCTCTTTGGCCTGGTCACTGCGTATGACAAGTGACATGCCAACCCGGAGGGGCAGTCTGAAGTTTTTGACTTGTTATAAGATGTTTACGGTTAGTCTAGATACAACTGCCCACGAAGTCGGGCCAGATGTTTACGTGTGCTTTGCGTGATGCGTTGCTGGGTTGGCAATGCAGGGACAACAATCATCACCTTACTTTTTTTTATGTTCAAATTTGGCCAGTAGGGTTGGACGGCATCGGCTGAAACAATGCCTTTACTCACCGCCAAAGCCAACGCGTCCTGATTCGCTGGAAGGGGGGCCACGGAGTATTCCAGGAGTTTCCACTTGCTGTAGACATGGTTGACTTGATCGCCAAAAAGTTGTTTGTCTTTCACTGTTGGCTTGCGTCCTTCGATGGGAGCAAAGCCGACGCTAAAGCCGTGGATCACACCTTGTTGAAACAGGGATAACAAGGTGTCAGGCAGCCAGTCCCCGTTGTGATTCTGGGGTCTGCTGGCAAAGACTGTGGTCGCTTCCAACTGTGTCGGACTTCGTTTGATCGCAGTACATTTTCCCACCGGCAGGTTGTAGTCATGGTTGAAAAACACGGTCGGAGATTTAAGAAAATCAGTCGCATCACAACCTTGTGGGATCAGAACATCACCGTCACGGTCGACACTAATGCTTGTGATACTTGCTACGACACTGCGGTCATCAAGTTTAACGCCTAGTTCAGCAACGAATCGCTTGCGAATGGTTGATTGTTTATCAGTCATGGATGAATTCCTGTTTGATGTGTTACGAGTATTAGCTGGCAAGTTGATCGCCACCGTCAATGGGTTCAAGGCCTTCTTCGCGTCGGGCTTCATTGACTGTCATGATGCCTGCTGAGACGTACTTGGATCGGCGGTTGAGTTGGAATGATTTGTCTTCTGGCACGGGATTGTCATATGCGAGAAACGCTTCGTCTTCGATGCCATACAACGGTAAAAGTTTTTCGTTGAGCTTCTCTTCATCCATCACGCAGTAAGGCAGAATCGTATCTCGTAACCATGCAGTGTCGGCGATCTGGGCATTCGCACGATTGGGATTATTGGTTAGCAACTTACTGATCGGAACGCCAAATGCTGAGGCGATTTCTTCAAGTACCCGATCAGCATCGCCAATTAAATCCACTGGCAAGTTCAAGGGCATGGCCTGGACATCACCTGTGATCGTGATGAACTTGCCACTGTTCCTCGGCCCGCGGAGTTTGCTGTCGATCTGCTTTTCAAATCGATCCAATGCTTCAGCGGATGCACCTTGCTTGACGACCAATAAGTAGTCCGGCCGAGCGTGATTGTCGAATCGTGCGATGTCCATTTCACGCTTGGCATCATGGAGTCCCAATGCACTCCAGACCGCTTCGAGTCGTCCCATGCCATAATGCATATCCGTGAGATTGGGCAGGCGGAAATGAATGACCTGCTCAGGTGTGAATTTAACAGGTTCCAACGGATTTGAACCGTAGGTGTAGCCTGCGACGAATTGATTTTTGGATGGGATGATTGAAGTCCACTGACTGGGCATGAGCCACAATTCCACAGGGCGATTTAAGGTTTGATTTATCACTGGATGAAGATAGCAATTGCCGGTGATTTGCAGGTAAAGCATTCGCAGGACGGTGAGTTCAAAACCATTTTGATGAGGGTTGACTTGATGTAGTAAATCAAGCACCGGGTGTCGGTCGATGACCTGTTCAAATTGGTCTCCCCACTGGGCAGCCTTGTTCAAGACTGCATGACTGGGTCGGATTTGCCCAGCATGTTCACCGGTGAGATGTTTACGCGTTGCCAAAGAGACGGGCTTGGTTTTGAAGAGTTTGTTGCCACTTCGTTTTCGGATGTATAGTCGCAGTGGGACGGATGCGACGGCATTAGCGTTGAGCATCGCGGCTGCGTAGACCCAACTGCCGCATTGTCTGATTGCATTGTCATAGTCAAACGGCCTTGGCTTGGCACCGTGTCTGCCGATCCCATTAAGAAATTGGACGGATGATCGCGTTCTGAAAATCGCTTTGAGTTTGTTGAACATGTTGAAGGTTCCTTGACTGTTGTCGATGTTTATTGTCCCAGGACGCGGACATCCAGACTGTTGTTTTCAAGACCATCGAGATACACGACGGCGTATCGCATGGCATCCATCCCGTGATCATTCACCATCACAGGCGTTTCTGACACATCGGCTCCCCGATGCCAGACATAGCCAGGGAATTCATGGCTTGTCGATGTTGGTTTTTGTTGTTCAAGTAATCGGCTGTCAGTTTGAATCAACGCATCACGCATGAGTATCAAGCGAGGTTTGCCATCCTTGGCAATTTTCAATCGACGCGTCACGGATTGAATGCCACTTCGCAATGACTTCTGTGCGAGTGTGGTTGGGATGCCATAGCGTTCTAATGTCGCCCGTCCCTCAGCGTCGTGATCGGTGATGGTGGCTTCGTATGATTCGCCATCGGATTGCTCGGCGATGGTCTTGGCATGGTCTTCCACTAAACCATGGCTTTGATACAACTCGCGGTAAAGGATCATTCGATCATCGGGATCTATCGCCCACCATTGGCAGACAAATGGATTGGTGTAACCAAAGTCGATGCTCCGAATTCGCCTGTATTCATGTGGTATTTCGTATGAGTCGATTTGATGCACCGCAGGATCCCACAGGTCATAGACCGCGCCTTCCTGCCCGGACCAAATCCCTTTGAACAAACGATCTCGGCGGACACCTGTGAGTTGATTCAGTCGCTTTTGATATTCATCACTGACCGCAGGATTGTCCTGATGGCGACTTAGTAACCGTGTCATCTGCCCGCGTAAGGCACGTTGGTTAAGCCAATGTGTCGGGGCATCTGGATTGGTGTCGGCAATGGCTTGTTGGTAGGGCATGACACCATTGCGTAAGCGCGTGAGTAATGATTCCCAATCGTCCTCGGTAAGTTCGCGTGCTTCAAAGGCGAAAATCATGTCATACTCAGTGGACATGATCCGACTGGATCGATCCATGCCAGCTGTGACTAAAACTGAACCATTGGGATAGTGATAGCTTTGCCGATGTGGACGCGAAGGACTACCAAGCATCGGCCAGCCCGTTGGCAGGACTTTTTCTTCCAAGGTCACCAATACGGATTCAGTCATGGATTCACGTGTCTTTCGCACGAGTAATGCTCGCATGCCCGGATACTTCAGGGCACAAAGGTTTGCTTTTTCCAGTAGCGCTCGTGTTTTGCCGGTACCTGCCGGACCTTCCATGAGGATTTCCGGGGCATGGCAATACAGTAGATTCTGCGCGCTGCCGTAAGGGCGGTATGGTTTGTTGTCCTGTGTAATGGTCATATTTTTTCAAGTTCCACTTCGCTGACGACTTTGACGGGCAGGGTGAGTTGTTTTTGATTGTCCTGGTCTTGAAGGCTGCTGTTAAGCAGTTTGTGTTTGGTGTCGATGAGTTGTTTCCAGCGATCAATCGCTTTGTGTTCACCGTCTCGGACTGCTTTGGCCAAGGGGAGTAATGCCATTTCAATTCGTTGTAAATCAACTGCAATTTCAAGGTCATAGAAATTGGCGTTGGGTAGTACAATGGATCGAATATCCTTGGAAACGGTTTTGACACTTACGCCCACGGCATCAGCAATCTGGGCATAGGTCAGGCCTGCCTTACGCATTTCCAATTCTCGAAGTCTACGTTCTCGGAGCACTTTGCCACGCGATGAGAGTGTTGTTGTTTTTTTCTTTTTGGTCACAGTCACTGCAAAACCTTTCGATAACGGAACGATGCGGTGATGCGTCCCATGGAACCTGTTTTTTTACCGGTTCGAGCAAGGATGCCTTTGTGCGCCTGTCCGCATTTGACGACGTTGGCACATCGCCATTTACTGTTGCGCGACAGGCTACGGATCAGTGCAGGATGAGAGGTGACAATACTGATGCGTTTGTTTATTGCTTCGATTTTTGCCACTTCATCGAGCATTGCCGTCCCGACACCTAGTCCTTGAAAATCAGGCAAAACGACGAGTCGATGGATCATTCGGATGTCGTGATATCCATACAGGTGCAGCGTGCTGCAAAAAGCTATCGGTTTGTTGTTCCAGGTTGCGATATAGCATCGGGCTGCCTTGTTGAGATTGTTGCTTAAATAGTGATGACGCTTAAACAGTCGCCATTGATCTTGCTTGCATGCTCGGATATGGATTTGAATGTCAGGTCGCCGAACTGCCCCCCAGTGCAGCGAGCCATCTGCCATATCCAGGTACCAGTCGGGTTGGATCCATTCAAGGATGTCGTAGTGGCAGGTGATTGCGACAAACTTTTTGCATCGCGCTCGACCTGTTCTTAATGTCTTGGCAACGGCAGCCGAACCAAACCGCGCAATCTGGCGATCAACCACACTGGTGAATTCGTCGAAGGCGACAAGGGGTTGATCTTTGAGTAAGGCATGTGCCAGATCACAGCGAAATTTTTCACCGTTGCTCAAAACATGCCAGGGGCGAATCCATGCTGGCGGTGAACTGAAACCGACACTGTTGAGCATGGCGGTGACATGCTTACCGGGGATCGAGGTGTCGAATCCATCAATGACCGC